GACAGCAAAAAAGATCACAACCGATTACTACAACTGTCCGCTTTGCTGATGGTTACGAACATCGTATTAAGTTTGGTCTTGCAGAACATCAAAATCCAAAAGTATTTAATTTTACTTTTGAAGTCTCGGAATCAGATGCAGATACAATAGAAACTTTTCTTGATGCAAGAGCAAATGATAGTGCCAGCTTTACTTTTACACCACCTGGAGAAGCAAGTTCTTCTCAGTTTGTGTGCGAAACGTGGAGCAAATCAATCCCATATTTAAATAGGGCAACAATACAGGTTACGTTTAGAGAGGTGTTTGAACCATGAGTACTGGACCTGTTTTCAGTGAAGTTCAAAAGATAAACCCTTCAGCAATTATTGAACTTTTTGTATTACAGCTAGATACAGCGTTACATGGTGCAAATACTATTTATAGATTTCATTCAGGATCAAACTTAGATGCTAATGGTGAGATAATCTTTGCAAGTAATTCATATCTTAGATTTCCTATTGAAGCTACAGGTTTCGCATATCAACGTGGTCAACTACCTAGACCTAAACTACGAGTAAGTAATGCAACAGGATTAATCTCATCTATTTTGGTCAGTGTTAATCAGGTAACAGCAGGTAATGATCTTACTGGCTCTACTTTTACGAGAATAAGAACAATGGCTAGATTCTTAGATGCTGTAAACTTTCCTGGTAATACTAATCCTTTAGGAACACCAGACCCAACAGCAGAGTTTAAACGTCAGATATTTATTGTGGATCGTAAATCAACAGAAAATAGAGAAATAGTTGAGTTTGAGTTAGCTGCATCTACTGATATGGCAGGAGTACGAGCACCTAAAAGGCAGTGTACTCGTGCTTTGTTTCCTTCTATTGGCACGTTTAATCAATGACTTGGCGAGATGATGCGTTGGTTCATGCGAAAGACCAAGACCCAAAAGAATCTGTAGGTTTACTTCTTAATGTCAGAGGTAAACAAAAATATTTTCCTTGTGAAAATTTAGCTATTACAGATCATCAGCATTTTATTCTAAATCCAGAAGATTATGTAAATGCAGATAAGACAGGTGAGATTATAGCTGTAGTTCACAGTCACCCAATCACACCTCCTATACCTAGTCAGGCTGATCGCATCAGTTGTGAACATAGTAAACTTCCGTGGCATATTGTTAACCCTAAAACAGAAGAGTGGGGAGAATGTATTCCCGAAGGTTACGTTCCAGATTTATTGGGTCGTCCGTGGGTCTGGGGAGTTACTGATTGTTGGTCACTAGTTAGAGATTGGTATAAACAGGAAAAGAATATTGAATTAAAAGATTATGAAAGAAGTATGACACCACAGGAGTTTTTAGATGATCCTTTGTTTGAAAGTTATGCGTGGAGAACAGGATTCAGAGAACTTAGAAGCGATGAGAAGTTAGAGAAGGGAGATGTATTATTAATGTCTATCATGCACCCAACTTTAAATCATGTAGCTATTTTTCTTGGAGATATGGTTTTACATCATTTAGCAGATAGACTATCTTGTAGAGAACCATATTCTGAGTGGTTGTTAAAATGTACTGGTAAGAGGTATCGCTATGCTCAGAACAGTTAGACTTTACGGAGAACTTGCAGAGTTTGTTGGACATAAAGAATTAGATGCAGTAATAACTTCTACTGCTGATGCCATGAGATTTCTACTAAGTAATTTTCCAGGATTGGAAGCACACATGGCAGATCGTTACTACCAGGTATTAGTCGATGATTACGAGATAGGTGAGGATGACGTACATAACCCAATAGGACAATCTGATATTAGTATTGTTCCTGTCATTACTGGTGCTGGTGGAGGCACTAGAAAATTTTTACTGGGAGCAGTATTAATAGGAGTTGCAATAGCAACAGGTCCAGGAGGTTTTGGTGCATTAAAAATGTTCGGAGGTACTGGTTTGGGATTAAAAGGTTTAGGTGCATTTGCTATGAACGCAGGAATTGGTTTAGCAATACAGGGAGTAACTGAAATATTATTTCCTCTACCTAAACCACAGGAGTTCAGTAATGAACAAGATCCTAGAATATCATTTAGTTTTTCTGGGGTGCAAAATACTAGCCGTGCAGGAACTAGCCATCCAATTGTTTACGGAGAGATTATCACTGGATCGGTTGTAATTTCAGCAGGAATCGACACTAATCAGGTATCAGCATGACGGATAAAATTATTAGAGGAGCAGGTGGTCCTCCCCCAACACCACCTCCTCCATTTAGAGCACCAGATACACTAAACAGCAGACAGTTTGCATCAATACAGGATCTACTATCTGAAGGAGAGATAGAAGGTTTTGCTACTCCATCAAAAGCAGGGTTAACAAAAGGAACTACAGCTTATAACAATGCTGCATTAAAAGACATATTTTTAAACGATACTCCAATCCTTAATGCAAGTGCCAGTAATACAAATCCACAAACAGCAGATTTTAACTTTCAGAATGTAGGATTTACACCTCGTTTTGGAACGTCAAACCAAACTCATGTTCCAGGTATAGAAGGTAGCCAATCTACATCAAGTGTCGGAATTACAGTTACAAATTCCTCTCCTGTCACTCGTCAAATAACCAATACTGCCGTTGACGCTGTAAAAGTTACAATTACATTTCCGCAGCTACAAAAAGCTACAGATGAAGGTGATTTATTAGGTTCTTCTGTTAATCTCAAGATACAAGTTCAATACAATAGTGGTGGTTTTACAGACGTAATCAATGACACGATTACAGGTAGAACTGCTGATGCGTACCAAAAGGAATATCGTGTTACTTTTACGGGTTCTTTTCCTGTTGATATTAGAGTTGTAAGAGTTACAGCAGATAGTAGTTCGACCCAACTTGTTGATGCTTTTACATGGACAAGTATTAGTGAAATAGTTGATGATAAGCAAACTTATCCCAATAGTGCCTATACAAACCTAAGAATAGATTCTGAACAGTTTAGTTCTATACCAAAGAGAGCTTTTCGTATTCGTGGTGTAAAGGTAAGAATCCCAGGTGCAGGTGCTTCCAGTTCTGGTACTCCCACTGTTGATTTGCAGACAGGAAGAATAATTTATCCAAGTGGTTACATATTTAACGGCACAATGGGTGCTGCTCAATGGTGCTCTTGTCCTGCTTTAATATTGCTTGATCTTCTTACCACTGAAAGATATGGTTTTGGAACGCATATTACAGACAGCAATTTAGATTTATTTAGTTTTATTGCTGCCAGTAAGTATGCTAATGAGTTAGTAGATGATGGCTTTGGAGGACAGGAAGCTAGATTTAGCTGCAATGTAAATATACAGGGATCAACAGAAGCATTTACTTTGATAAATGAATTAGCAGGAGTGATGAGATGTTTTCCTATATGGTCTGAAGGTTCTGTCACTATCTCTCAGGATAGACCTACCGATCCAAGTTATCTGTTTAGCTTGGCGAATGTAGGTGAAGGTGGGTTTAGTTACTCAGGTAGCAGTTTAAAGCAAAGACATACTGTAATAAATGTCAGTTATTTTAATATGGATAGCAGAGAGATAGATTATGAAGTTGTAGAAGATACGTCTGCTCAAACTAAGCTAGGAATAATCAAGAAAGATGTAAAAGCATTTGCCTGTACTTCTCGTGGTCAGGCTCAAAGACTTGGTAAAGCAATTTTATTTAGTGAACAACAGGAAACTGAGGTAGTAAGTTTTACAACATCAATAGATGCTGGAGCGATAGTCAGACCTGGATCTGTTATCTCTGTCAACGATCCAGTAAGAGGTGGGGAGCGTAGAAGTGGTCGTATAAAATCCGCTACAACCACTGCAATAACAGTTGATAATACAAAGGATCTTGATACTTTTACTGGTACGAATAAAAAATGCAGCGTGATATTACCCGATGGATCAGTAGAAACAAAAAATATCCTTAGCGTTACAAGTGGAGTAATCAGTTTAGATTCTGCTCTGTCTGCGACACCAAATGTAAATAGTATCTGGCTCGTTCAAAGTTCGACTTTAGAAGCACAAACTTTTAGAGTTATTACTGTTGAAGAACAAGACGGCATTAACTTTGCGATAACAGCACTTACTTATCTTGATGGAAAATATAACAATATTGAACAAGGTATAAGTTTACCTGCAAGAAATATTTCGTTACTCAATGAGCCGAAA